ACTTTGCCTGATTCTTAGCATATTCATATGCTTCGTTCAGGTATTTTTTTGTCTGTCTCTTTGGTTTGGGTGGAGGAGCGCACTGCCTCATTGGTTTTATTTCAATTAAAGATGATTTTATTTTACCATTCACATCTTTATATTTGACGAAGAAATCTGGAAAGTATCGGTGAACTTTATTATCCACTGGAGATCGGTAAGGAATAAAAAACTCTTCCGATTGCCATTCAATTACGTTTTGATTATTATCACAGTAAACCATAAACTTTCTCTCCCAGAGAGAACGGTATACGATGTTAGTTGGATCACCCTTATACTTTCTTGGGTGAGAGGGTTTGTATTTTCCCTTATATGACATCTAAATAACTAAACAATCACTTATAAGATATTTAGAGTGGCAAGACCGTTTCCTAAAAAAATATCTCAAATCAAACCAACACTTTCAAATGTTGTTACAACTTCTCACTTTGCAGTAACATTTGGTGGATTTTCTCCAGAGTTAAGATCATATCTCAAACTTAAAGGTATTGATAGTAGATATACGGCAGATAATTTATCATTGTTATGTTGCAGAGCATCATTACCAGGAAGTAGCCATGCTACCGCAGATATCATTGGAAACTATACTGGTGTAGCAGAAAAATTTGCACATACAAGAACATTTGTGCAGATGTCTATGGACTTCTATGTTGATGATGATTATAAGTCAATGAAATTCTTAGAACATTGGATGGAGTTTATGTCCAATGGTAGTACAGTTGGTGATGGTGCAGATCCTTTGAGAGATGGGTATTATTATAGAATGAGATATCCAAACCAATATAAGTGTAGTGAAACTAGAATTGTAAAATTTGAAAGAGATTATAAAAATTATCTAGAATATAGATTTATTGGAATGTTCCCACTTTCCTTAGATGCAACAACTGTTTCATATGAAGGGTCAAGATTATTAAAAGCAACTGCTACGTTTAACTACGATAGACATATTGCAGGAAGATCAAGATCTGTAGATCGTAGAAGAAAACAGTCTGAAAATGATGATCCAACACAAAAGACCTTTGGTGATAAATTGAATGAAAAAGGATTAACTGGTAAGGATGATATTGAAGGATTCAACAAATTACCAAATAGTTTAGGTAATACAAATGCATATTCAAATCTGATTGCAGATGGTAGATTTTTGAATAGCACTGTTTCTCAGGGAATAAGAGGATTTGGAGATTCGGGAGATGGCGGTTCCGGAACTGATGGTCGAATTGCTTAATATATAATAGTATATTGAATTGTTTAGGATATTATGCCTTTACCAAAAATTGCCACACCGACGTATGAGTTGGTAATTCCTTCGACTGGAAAAAAAATCAAGTATAGACCATTTTTAGTTAAGGAAGAAAAAGTCTTGATCCTTGCTATGGAAAGCGAGGATATGAATACTATTGCTATCGCAGTTAAAGATGTAATTAAAAATTGCATCATCACTCGTGGCGTTAAAGTTGAAGAACTTGCAACCTTTGATATCGAGTATTTGTTTTTAAATATTCGCGGTAAATCTGTAGGAGAAGAAGTAGAGGTATTGATTACCTGTCCAGATGATGGGATAACAAAAGTTCCCGCAGTTATTGCATTGGATGAAATTGAAGTTGTATTTGATGACGAACATAACAAAGATATTCGTCTTGATGACACTTTAACAATGAGATTGAAATATCCATCAATGGATCAATTTATCAAGAGTAATTTTGTTCTCAATGACATTTCTGTTGATGATACTTTTGAAGTTGTAATGTCCTGTATTGAGCAGATCTATAATGAGGAAGAGTCTTGGTCTTCCAAAGATTGTACTAAGAAAGAGATGAAGGAATTTATTGAGCAGTTAAGTTCAAAACAATTCAAGGAAATTGAAAAGTTTTTTGAGACGATGCCAAAAATGTCTCACACTGTGAAAGTTACTAATCCTGAAACTGGGGTTGAAAGTGATGTTGTTCTTGAGGGATTGGCAAGTTTTTTCGCGTAAGTATGGCTCATACTGACCTTGAGTCATACTTCCGAATTAATTTTGCTCTGATGCAACACCATAAATATAGCTTGACAGAACTTGAGAATATGATTCCTTGGGAGAAAGAAATTTATCTTACCTTACTCCAACAATATATTGAAGAAGAGAATCTGAAAGCACAACACGAACAGATGCATGGTTAGTTCAGCACTTATAGGAAGAAGACGTAGTATCTCTGCAACTTCCCTTTTTAACACCGTTCCAGGAAGGGTTGTAAATCCTAGTGTTGTTGGACTGGATCCACAATCTCAAGGTCTGATTCAGAGTAATACAACTCAACTTGCACAGGTATCAAGACAAGTTGAATCTTTGTCCATTAGAGTAAATCAATTATCAACCTCTCTTCAAGGTGTAAGAAATAGTCTTGCAACATCTGAAGCATTAGATAGGCAAAGAGAAAGGCAAGAACAATTACAGCAAGCACGATTAGCTCAGCAGAAACTGAGAGAGGGAAAAGAAAGTGCAATTGAAAGAAAGATAACAACAGCAGCGATGAAACCTGCTATTGCTATAGCAAATAAAGCAAGAAGTTCTTTATTCAGTTTAGGAAATCTTTTCCAAAGATTATTTGGTGCATTCCTAGCATTCAAAGCAGTTGAAACTATTCAAGCACTTGCAACTGGAAATACACAAAAATTAGAAGAAATAAAAGGTCAAGTATTAACTGCCGTTGGTGGATTTATTGGTCTCAAACTTGCTATTAAAGCAGCAACAGGGAGCATGAGTTTGGGATTCCTCAAATTTTCTCTTGCTCTTGGAGCATTGGCATTAGCAGTAAAATTTAAAGATCCTCTACAAGAGTTCTTTGGGAATATAATTTACGGAAATCAAGAGAAAGTTGGTAAATTACCAGAACCTGGAGAAGCGTTAGAAAATAATACACCACAACCAACCACAACATCAGAGACTGAAACTGAATCAAGTCAAACAAATACACCACCTACTAGCACCGAGCAGGAACCTGAGGTAGTACAACCATCAAGACCTGATTGGTGGAATGAAGTTATTAATTCTACACCAACATCAATGAGGGAACGTGAGGAGCAAACAACTCCTCCACCCAAACCTGAACCCACAGAGACGGTGTTGGGTAATCCGGCACCACCAAAAAGTGAAAATGAAACCACACCTTCTGAACAACCCACAGAAAATGGTAACGAACAACCAGAAGTTCAACCAAAACCAGGTTTAAGTGCGGAAGAATTAAAGCAATATAATAGAGCATATGCCAATAAGGATAATTTCTTGGCAAAAGGTCAGATAAAGGCTGCATGGAACAAGATGACTCCTGAGCAGAAAGCAGCGTTTTTAGCACATGCTAGAGAACAGGGTCATGATTGGTCTGATTATGGGTTTACTGCACCTGCTAAAACTCAATCTACAAATTTAAGTAGGGAACAACAGTTTAGGAAAGAGACTGCTGCAAGGGAAGCACTTCCTGAAAATCAAATTGGTGCAAAAGCAACTGATCCTGAGATTCTTGCTATGATTGAGCAAGAAAAGGAGATTGGTAGAACTGGACAATTGCCACCAAATTTCTTTGAACCAACTTCAAATAGAAGAACTGTTGCTCAAAATGTTTCCCAATCAACTGATAAACAACCAATTAATGTTTTACCAATGCCACAAATGTTGGATTCTGGAGGATCTCCAACGGAAGTGAATGTTGCCTCTGGTAGTGTAGGTTCAAAACCAGGAATTTCAATTCCTTCATCCAATCCAGATAATCCATATATTCTTGGTGCATTAACACAATATAACGTGGTGGCGTAAAATGATAGTACCTGGAAAAAAATCTTTTGGATCCTTAAGAGATCAAAGAACAATTATATCTGGAATATCAAAATCTTTATCATCTTTTGGTAAAGGTATTTCTAATAGCAATTCTATTGCTTTTGGTATTAGAAAAGATCTGAACAAAGGAAATATAGAGAAGAGAAAAGCAATTGCTACAAAAACAAGACTGTTTAACGCAAGAAGACAAGCAGTTTTGAGAAGAGAACAGGAAGATGTAGTTGAAGCAAGTCAGGTATCTAGCATTTCAAAAGTTCCACCAACAAAACGAATTGGAAGTAGCACCAAAGGATTTTTAGGAAGAATTATGGATGTTATTGGTGCAACCTTGGTTGGTTGGGCAATTTTAAACATACCAAAAATTATACAGGTAGTTGAAGATGTCTCAAAAAGAATTGAAGATGTTATTGGTGTTTTAAGAGAATGGTTTGAAAATACTCGTGAATGGTTCACTCAACTTACGAGTGATTTGGACGATAAACTAAATCAGTTGAGAAATATTTTTATTGATGATGATGTAACTAAAATTCAACAAGCGGAGAGTTCAATAAATCAAAGTCTTGACAAAATGACTAGGGATGCTGAGGAGGCAACAAGTCAAATTCCTACTACAAAACCAAATCCTGATCCAAAGCAATCGCCAGATCCAAAAGTTGACCCAGGTAAGTTTTCAGGAAAAACTCCAGGGGGAGAACCAAGTAGTTTATTATCTCTGATTAGAAGTGCTGAGGGTGGATATGGATCTACTTATTCTGCTCACTTGAAAGGATTTAAGAGAGGTGGTGAAGATATTACTCAGATGACAATTACTCAACTGGTAAAATATCAAAATGATTATCTTGATTACCAAAAATCAATAGGTGTTCCAGAAGGTGATAGAAGTGCTGCAGTTGGTGCCTATCAAATGTTATACCCTGATGAGTATGTTAAGGATGCAGGTTTATCGATGGATTCTAAATTTACCCCCCAGAATCAAGATAAATTGGCACTTGCATTTTTAGCTAAAAGAGGATTGACAGCAGAGAAAGCAGCAAAAGATCCTTCAGGATTTGCTTTAGGTTTAGCACAAGGATTTGCGGGTATTCCAGTGCTTGAGGCAATGCAGGGTTATGTGCAGCAGGTAGAGAGGGGACAGAGTTATTATGAAGGTGATGGAATCAACAGTTCGTCAAAAACTGTAAAACCAGAAGTGGTTGAGTCTGCTATAAAAGAATTCGGTCAATCGTACACCCCAAATCCTAATCAGAGTAACAGAAATCTCAACACAAATTTCAATGCCAAAAGGATTCCCGACAGAGCAAACAATATAGCGTCAAACAATCAACCACAAACTATTCAAGTTCCAATACCCATACAATCACCAGCACCACCACCTCCTCCTCCACAACAGGTGGCATCACAAAAATCATATTCAAGCAATTCTTCTAAGGGAACTTCGTTAAATAGTTTTATATTCACAGAGTTACAATATACATAATGCCAGCATCAGACCCCTCAACATATGAAGAAATAATTATTGAGTCTGGAGACGCTTCAAAGTCTGTAGATCTTAGGGGTGGTGTGACTTCTATTGATTACTATGAGGATATTTTTTCACCTACAGTCACCGCTAAAATTAATGTAACAAACACAGGTCCAGTAATTGATGGAAAATCTTTATATCAAGGATTGAAATTGAGGGGTGCTGAAAGAGTTTCTCTGAAGATTGCAGGAAATGTCAAAGGAATGCCTGGTCTAGATTTCTCACAAAAACCTGATGATTACTTGTTTGTTTCTGGAATATCAAATGTTGTTGCTGACAATAATCAAGAATCTTTAACATTGAATCTTTGTTCTAGAATTGCAATTTCAAACGAAACAACAAGAGTAACAAAAAAATATCCAACTTCTCAAAACATAACTGCATCGGTAGAATCTATCGTTAATGAATATCTTGGCAGTGGATTGTTTGCTTCTCCACCAGATCAAACCCAAAACAAATATGGGTTTATTGGAAACATGAGAAAACCATTTACAGTTTTGAGATGGTTATCATCAAAAGGTGTTCCAGATTTAAAAGGTGATGGTGTTGCTGGATTTGTATTTTATCAAACAAAAGAAGGTTTGCATTTCAAATCTATTGATAATCTCATAACACAAGATCCGTATCCTGTAAAGTATATTGAAACTAGTGTTGCCGATGGAGAAGATCAGCAACACAATGAGGATTTTAAAATTACATCATATGTTGTTAGTAGGAATCAAAATCTTGTAGAAAATTTAAGATTGGGTTCATATGCATCTCAAAGATACTATTTTGATATGCAGAAATTTGCCTTCACTGAAGAACAAAAAGGATTATTTAAAATCAATGATCATCTTAAGTCAACAAAAAATCTTGGATCAGAAAGACCTGTTTTACCAAAATTGAGCGATACTTCTGAAAAAACTTTAAGTGAAATTCCTACCAGATTGATGACTGGTTTTGTTGATGTTGGTACCCTTGAACAGCATGTTGATACAACTGTAAATGCTGACCCTTTTAAATATCAATCACAAGCAATCTATCGATACGCTAGTTTGTTTGTTCAGAGAGTTCAAATGACAGTTCCACTTAATACTATGTTAAAAGCAGGTGATGTCATTGAATGTGAATTCAGACAAGTTGCTACAGGTAAACCAGATCCAGATCCTGCGGCAAGTGGTCTATATATGATTAAGGAACTATGTCATCATTTTGACAGTGATGGATCATATACAGCAATGATGTTGGTGAGAGATACTTTTGGACAAGTTAAACCAAATAATAAAGTCTAATGTTAGAGGAATCTTTATTTAAAACTAATTTTATAGGAAGAGACGGATTTCGTTGGTGGATCGGTCAAGTTGCACCTGTCGAATCTTGGCAAGATCAGGCAGATGGTGGTGGATGGGGAAATAGAGTCAAAGTTCGTATTATGGGTTATCACCCATATTCAGAAACCGAACTGTCTAATGATGATTTACCATGGGCACAGGTTCTGCTTGGAACCACTGATGGATCGGGTGCAGCAAACAGATCTAAAACAACAAAAGTTACACAAGCAGATACCGTTTTTGGATTCTTCCTTGATGGTGATAATGCACAACTCCCTTGTGTTGTAGGTGTTTTTGGTAGAACAAAAGCAGTATCTTCCTCTGGTCCATATTCTGCACCATTTCAACCATTTACAGGTTATTCTGGAGCAATTAAAAAGTCTTCGGCAGTTATTAATAATGAATCCAATGAAAGCAATACAACTTCTCAGAAATCTCCAAGGATGGTATCTCCTGAGATTGCTGAAAAATTAAATAAAGAAACTGAAGATCCTACAGAAAAAGAAGTTTCTGGATTTAGTGCCATCGGTCAAAAAGTCACGATGGCAACTGCTAAACTTAGTTCCGAAATTGATAATATAAAAACTGATATTGAAAATTTTGTATCTAGTATACAGGATATTGTTAAAGGAATTACTGATGGAATTGGAAATTTTACACAACAAGTAAATGAAAGAGTTGATGCCATAACCAACAGTATCCAGTCTGGTGCAACTGGATTGATTCATAATATGACCAATGGTCTCTCGGAGGCAATGGGTGGAGCAATGAACAAGGGACTTGATGTTCTTTATAAAGGTGTATATGCAACAGTTCTTGCAGCAACTGGTAGTACTAAAGCAGCAGATATTGCAGGTATTGCTGCACAGGCAACGTTTATTAGTCCAGTAAAGGCAATTTCTGATGCTTTACCTTGTATTGCCAACTCTGTGATTGGTGGTATTGGTGGCATGATTAAAGGTCTGTTGACTAATATTGCCGACAATGTTACCAATTTTGTAACTTGTATTGCAGATCAAGGAGTTGCTGCAATCATGAATACAATTATTGGTGGAGTTACAAAGGCATTACAACCTTTTCTGGGTGGTGTTGGCAAAATTCTTGGTGGTTTCAATCCATTTGGTTTCCTCACTTCAGCGGTTGATGCTTTCCAAAATGTTACAAGCGCACTTGATTGTAATGAGGCACCAGCAGATTACGCTCTCGCATCAAATGAGTGGACTATTGGTGTTGGAACTAATGAAGGTTCGGGAACTCCAGTTAGTGAGATCTTAGAGACAGCAAACAAAGCAAGAGAACTTGCACAAACTGGATTCGGAGTTATTGATGCGGTTCAAGATATTGCAGGTTTAACTGGTTCTCTTGGTGTATTTGACTTTGCAAATCCAAGTGTGGCAGTACCTGGATTTGAAAGTGTCCTTGGTAATTGCTACGCTGGTCCTCCAGAACTTGGTGGATGTGGTGGAACTAAAATTAAAATCTTTGGTGGTAAAGGTATTGGTGGTGTTGCAAATGCAATCATTGGTCTTGCCAATGCAGATCGCGGTGTAACTGGAAGCTTGCTTGGAGTTGATCTGGTAAATGGTGGTGGTGGATATACAACTCCACCTTTTGTTGAAATTGTTGATGAGTGTGGTAGTGGATATGGTGCTGTGGCTAGAGCAATTATTGATAAAAATCCAAATTCGCCAACTTATCAACAAATAACTGACATTGTATTAGTATCTGGTGGTGAGGGATATACCCCATCAGTTGATAGTCCAAATGATGTTATAATTGATCCAATAAGACCAACAACAATATACACAGGCGGCATTAATTATACACCTGATGATACTGCCACAGATACCCTGGGTAATGATTATGAAATTGAAGTAGATGATAATGGATCTATCATAAATGTTATTCCATCAACTCAAGTGGAACAAATATTCCCATCGGTAATCCCATCAGAAAATGAAATACCTGTACAAGGAATACAGGAAGTTGAAATAGAAATTACGACTCTCACTGGATTTGGTGCCATTCTTAAACCAAGATTTAGTAGGAGACCTGATACACCTCAGGGTGAAGTTAAGCAAGTTATTGATTGTATTTCTAAAGAAGATGACCTTGTTGGATATGTAAATGGTAAACCATACTACGGTCCATTCCATATTCATCCAAGTAATGGAAGAAAGATGGTTGGTGCTACACATACATCTACACCTCATCAATACATTTATGAAACAGAGGCAGAAAGTCTTGGATCTAATAGAACTGTCAGCACTACAACTCAAATAATAACGGAAACTTCACCTACCCCAACATCTAGTGATACTTCAACAACTTCTACATCATCAACCACTACATCTACAGTAACAACTCCTCTACCATCATCAACCCCACCACCAACAACATCAACAGGAGGAGGTGGTGGAACATCGAATACACCAACACCAACACCAACTCCAACACCTTCCCCAGAACCACCACCAAGTTCTGGTGGCGGCGGATATGGTGGTGGATACTAAATATTGAAGGGGATTATAATATATGGCACATCAGTCAGAACCTAAAACTAAATTTCACAAAAGGTCATTAGAAAGTTTCAGTCCAAACGTAAGATTGGATACTGGAAACCCACAAATGGGTCAAAATGGTTCTGATGTATATAATTTGTACGCAAACACTCAGACTGGTGATAAATCTGTTATTGGATTAACAGAGGGTGGCATCACTCACGTCTATGGTGATCGAACAATTGAAATTGTTGGTGGTCAGAAAAATCCTGAAGGAAGCGTAGATATTTTTATAACAGGATTACATGGAAGCATCGTTATCAATGCTTTAGAAAATGGTGATGTCTGTATCAAAGGCAGAAACATCCACATGGAGGCGAAAGAAGATATAACAATAAAAGCGGGCAATAATATTAAAATTCAGGCTAAGAATATACTTGAGTTGGGACCAGGCAAGAAGGGATATTGTAAGTTTACAGAGACAACAAAGAGACCAGACTGGCACGCTATCTGTGGTTATCAAGAAAATCTTGTGGGTAGAGCGGGATTAGGTCTTCGTGCTGAGAGTTTATTCAACGCTGGTGCAGGTCTTGCTTCCCTTGCAGCAGGTGGACCTATCGCTTCCGCAGCAGCAAGTGTTGCTGGAAATATGGCAAGTAACGCCGTGGGTGATCTTGCAGGTGGTAGTGGATTGGTTTCTGCTGCTACAGGTGCTCTTAGCGCAGCAACTGGTGGTGGAGGACTTGGTGATATTGCATCTAGTGCTATTGGCGCAGTTTCGGGTGGATCAGGTATTATTGGTGCAGCAACTAATGTTTTATCAGGTGGTGGTCTTGCTCCTGGTGCTATCTTATCAAACGTTGCTGGAGAGGTTGTTGGTGACATCCCTGGATCTTTAGTAGGCACCGCAGGTGAGGTTTTAGGCAATCCTGTTGGTACTGTAGCAGAACTAACTGGCATTGCTGATCCAGGATCTAATTTAAGTCAAGCAGCTCAGGATGCATTTGGTGATTCTCTTGATGAAGCACTACAAGAAGCTCAAGATAATGTACCGATAAACCCATCAGATTACTTGGATTTCTAAGATGGCAGA